CTGACCACAGGTTCGCGGTCGCCGACAGCGAGCGAAGGGACGTGTAGCCCTGGCCTGCGTAGTCAGCCTGCATGGTGACGGAGTCAGACGTGCCTTCCTCTGCGTACACAACCGTCTGCGAGGTCGCAGCGTAGCTGATGGCCGGAGGACGGTTCCACGCGATGCCACCCACGGTTTGAGTCGTGGTAGCAGACGAGAAGAACGTCTGAAGGTTGGCAACTCCACCGGAAGCGGAGCCTGAGACACCCGTGATGGAACGGAAGTTCAGCGCAGTACCCATGCCCTTGATGCGGGGCGTGACGTTGCGGAGCTTGAGTTCACGAGGAACGATCATCTGCAGAACAGGTGACAGGTCGTAGGGCACCAAACCCTGGTCGCCAAACGGGACGACGGAGAGCGGGTTGGACAGTGTCCATTCCTTCTGCACGTCAGCCGATGCGAGCGCGGAACGAACCGATGCAATCTGGTCCGGTGACGCACCCTTGGCGAGCATGTTGGATTCGGCTTGCGCCAACCAATCGCTCTGTTGGGCAGCAACCGTCTTGATGATGCCAATGGCACCGTCAGAGCGGCCGCTCTTGTCGGCCTTCACGAAGTACGATTCGCCGCGCATTTTGGCGGTGAGTCCCTTCAGAAGTTGCTCGTCCAACTTTGCAGTGAACGAAAGGAACTTGTCTGCCTTGTTGCCAATGTTGACACCAGGGACAAGTTCGTCAATTTGGGGGGCTGTGAGAGCCATGAAACTTGGTCCTTTCGGGACTAGTAGGGATGGGCCAGTTACTTGATCGACGCCTCAAGTTCGTCAGCCTTGACGTACAAGGAAGCCTTCAAAGTCGGTTCCGTGGTCGCGTCTGCGCGGTCACGAAGCTGCTTGATTTCTCCCTTGACGATGTCGTGCTGAACGGACTTGCGCCGTTGGTCACTGGTGGGACGGACAACAACGTCGTCCGCTGGCAACGCAAACTCTGAAATGGTGTCCACGCTCTTTTGCAGTTCAGCGATTGTCTCGCTGGCTGCCTTTAGCGCGTTGGCCACTTCCTCTTGGCTTGCGATGATCGTGTCAAGGCCCAACGCTTTCGCGATGTCGGCCTTGGCTTCGTTCTTTACTTCGTCAGTGGCGTCAGGCTCGCTCGCTCGCTTGAGCAGATCGGCGTTTGCGCCAAAGGTCACTAATGCGTTGGTCATGTCGTCATCTCCTGAGTCGAACGGTGAGGAAGTCTCGCCGCCAAAGTATTCGTGCTGCCACCATGACAGCCAGCCGTTGAGAACGTCAGTGAGAACACCAATGTCCCAACGCTCGTCTTCCCCACTCTTGAACTCGTTGAGTTCAGCAATGAAGAACGCGATGATTCCGTCACGCACGGCCGCGATCTGCGCCGGGTCGTGAGTGAAAGTCGTGGTGTCACCAGCAGCTTTAGCCAGCACATCGTCCACAAACTTGATGAGGAAGGGCACCGCAGCCTTGTCGTCTGACACGTCAATGCCGAACTTCTTGGCCGCTGCCTTGATCTTGGGCATGGCCTTGTCACCAAAGGGCGACTGAGAAGCGCGTGCGAGGGCGTTCTGAGCGTGCGCCTTGTCCTGCACCGGGAAGTGACGCTTGTTGCGTGGCGTCGTCTTGCCGTCAGCGTCCTTCGTGCCTCCTGGTTCGATGTAGGCGAATGCGCTGTCCGGCAGGTCGTTCTGCGCCTTCGAGGACAGCAACGCCTTCTCGATGAACTCTGCGAAGTCTGCGCTGAACTCGCCAGAGTCGATACCAAGGAACTTGGCCAGGTCTTCGTCGTTCTCAAGCTCAATGGTCTTGGGCTTCATCTTGCCCGATCCCTTGCAGTCCGGGCACTCCGTGGTGTTGCCCTTGATCTTTCCGTCACCCTTACAGGTGTCGCAGTCAACCGTGGCTGCCTTCTGGCGCTGCAGGTTGTCGTAGGCGTCACCGCCGGATGCGTCACTGTGGGCAATGTCGTTGTCCACTTCGTCCAGCGGTTCTTGGCCAGAGCCACCGCAGCGAGCGCACGTTTCGCCGGGAACCTCTGATGTCTTGCCAGAGCCCGCACAGGCGTGACACGGCAGAGCGCCGTTCTCGCCGTCTTCCTTGTCGTTCAACGCTGGTTCCGTGGCGATGAGGTCGTTGTGGTTCGCCTCTGAGACTTCCACGCCCTTGAATACCCACGTGGACTTGGCCATTTTCGCCATCTCGAGAACGCACTCGGGGTTGGCGGGCCGGTCCACGAAGGAGACTTCCACGACGTTGCCACCGCAGATGAGTCCGTTGGGTGCCAACATGGACTTCTCCACCACGGGGTTCTTGATGCCGATGGACAAGCCGGTCAGCACACCCTCCTCAATGTCCGTCGCGGTCTGCGAGTCCGTGACCTTGATGGTGCTGTTCCAGCCCGTGCCTGACTTGGCAATCTCCTTGGCTTTGCCCACGGCATGTGACGTGTGCATGAGTCGCACGTTGCCCACCTGCGCCCACTTGGGGATGGCTACGTCCAGCCAGTCAGGGTCGCAACGCTGTTGGTCAAGGTCCAGCGCGTCATTCGACACGAGGCCGGTGACGTACAGGAAGCCATCGTCACCGCGCTTGTGCTGGATGTCGCCAAGGTAGGCGTACTTAGTTTCTGACATTGGATTCTCCTAGGGGGTTACTGCGCTGGTCCAGCAGCGGCAGTTGGGGTGAATTGGCGGGGTTGCGTCGTCGTCATCAACGTCGTACGGGTTGCCATCTTGAATGGCGTTGCATTCTTCGCAGGCGTCACCGTAGATGTTGAAGTCCATCTGAGAGATGCCGTTGGCCTGGTACGTGTCCGTGGTCGCCTCTGCGTATCCGCGGTTCGTTTCCGTCACCGCGATCATCTGCGCTCGCGTCTCGTCACCGATGATGCCTGTCACGTTCTCAGTGATGTCCGCATTGCCCAGACCACTGACGATTCCGTCACGGATGGTGTCGCTGATCTGTTGCATTTGCGTGTCTGAAATGCCCTTGATGGTGATGGCCGCTTGGTTCAGCAAGTCCGTCACGCTTGGCAGGCTGTCCAACACTGCGTCCGGGCCGAATTGGCTGGCGAAGTAGTCAGTTGCCACACCGGCAGCGTCTGAGTACATGTTCTGAAGTACTTTGGTGGCCGCTACCTGGTCAAACGTCAGGTTTCCCTTGGCTGCAGAGTCAGCGATGACCTTGGCCATTTCAGCGTCATCCGTCGGTCCCATCCGGAGCGCGTGAGCGATAGCTGCAGCGACGCCGCCAATGGAGAGTGCAGTAAAAATCTGTGGACCGTACTTTTCCTCAATCGCCTTGAGTTTGTCAATGACCGGGTGTTGGCTGTCAGACGCCTGCTTCAACAAGGCTTTTGGGCGTGGTGCTAACCCTGCTTTCAACTCCTCAGCCTCGTCGGGCGTGTGATAGTTGAAGACGAAATCGCGCTTGCGTGCCTTGCTCAAGAACCGCTTGTACGCCTGAGCTTCCGCAGCCTTGTTGTAGACCTCGCCGGCGTCCGTGTCGCTTACGACAGTTTTCTCCGCTTCGCCACCGTCGCCGCTGAGCTGCTGCTTCCCACCCGGGCTTTCTTGCTTCCCGTCTTTGCCCGTGTCGCCTTGGCCTTTGCCGTTGGCGCTATCGCTATTCCCGCCTGACTGTACAGCGTCCGTCGGCTCTGTGTCATCGTTACCGTCCTGGTCGTTGGGTTGAGTTCCGTCTTTGCCCACTTGCCCGGTGACTTCACCGGCAGCGTCCTTGGCCAGCAAGCCGTTCAAGAAGATGGGCGAACCACCGGCACCAAGGATGAACGGTTCGTCCGCTTCTGCCATCTCGTAACTGGGGCGTCCTGCAGCCTCTTTGATGTCGTTCAATGTCACTTGACCACTGAACAACTTGATCTGCGCTGCTTGGGCGCTAATCAGGTCGCCAGGACCACCACTGTCCATGTCGTTGAACACGAACGTGACGTTGTCGTCAGCGCCCAGAAACCGCCTCGAGAGACTGTTGATGGTGTCAATGAGGAAGTTGGTCATCGGACGCTGTGAGACAAGCTCAGAGTTCTCCGCTTCGCCTTCTTGAGCGCCCTTGCCTCCACCCATTCCAGCGCGAGCGACAACACCAAGGACTTGCGGAGCTACGCCAAAGATGGCCGCAATGCGCTTGATGATGTACTCGTCATAGTCAGCCTTGTACTTCTCGTCAATCTGCGGTGGGAAGGTGAACTCCGTGCCTTGTGGCACCCACTGGATGTTGTGGCGCTCGCCAGTCTTGCCGGACAGCAGGTTGTTGATGATTCGGCTGAACGCCGGCGCGTTCTTCTCGTTGATCTTGTCTGAGGGTGTCGCTGCAAAGCCGGTTGGCAGTGAACCTTCCTGGTACTCCGATCGGAGCCACGCCTGACGTTCAAGATAGAGAGTCGCTGCCGGGATGCATTCTTCCACCACGGAGTACCCATACGGCGACCAGGTGCGCGGATTGCGCTTGAAGTAGGCCAGTTGGTCACTGGGACGAATGCCAAAGCCTCCACCGTCGTAGAGCAACTTGGCACCAGAAAGCTCGTCGTCGGTGCCTTCAGGACTCGCGACAAACTCGCCACGAGGAAAGCCCCAGAGAATCTGTTGGAAACCAGGTGCCGGTGGCAGCGGACGCGAACCTCTGTTCGTAAGAAGAACCTTGATGGTGGACGGGTCAAGAAGCTCGAATCCCAACAACTTGCCGTTCAACTTCCAGCGCGGATACACCGGCGTTCCGTCGTAGGTCAAGTGGTTCCACATGAACTCAGTAATCCACTCGTCAAAGCCACGGTGCATCTCTGGGTACGGGTTCTCCCACGCAGCCTCGAGACTCGCCAGCATCGAACCGTACTTCTCACGGCCGATCTTGGCAGCCTTGGCGTGCGTGACGTTCTGGTCAACCATGATCGTGTCAATGCACTTGTCCGTGAGTGACCATGACGTGTCCATACGGGTGATGTCAGCAATGCGGACTTCACAGGCACGGTGGACGATGTCGCAGGTTTCCACG